GCGAGTTCCAACTCACGGAGTAACTAAAAAGATTTCACCAGTATCTGAAAGGCGGCTCAAAAACATCCAGAAAAAAGTCACCGCGGCGGGCGGTGGACCGATCGGGCGAAAAAATGATTTAAGAGTAGCCGCCGTGGGTAGTACAGAGGCGCGGTTCGGTCGCATCTTATCGTCGGCAAGCGAGAATGAGGGTCCTCAAACGCGATGGGACGCACGAGGATATCTCGTTTGATAAGGTGCGCCGCCGCATCCAGATGTTGTGCAAGGGGCTGGGGGCCGTGGATCCCGATAGCATTTCGCAGCGGGTGATTTCGCGGATTTACGATGGGGTGCGCACGTCCGAGCTGGACGAGCTTGCGGCGCAGATGTGCGCGACGCTGGTGACGGATCACCCGGACTATGAGGTTCTGGCGAGCCGGCTGATTACCAGCAACCACCACAAAAACACGTCGCCGTCGTTCAGCGAGGCGATGGGACTGCTCTACAACGCGCTGGACGTCCAGGGCAAGCGCAACCCGCTGATCTCCGATGAGCTGTGGAAGATCGTGGAGACGCACAAGACCAAGCTCAACACCGTCGTGAACTACGAGCGCGACTACGATCTGGACTACTTCGGCTTCAAGACGCTGGAACGCAGTTACCTGATGAAGGTGGACGGCAAGATCGTGGAGCGCCCGCAGCATATGTGGATGCGCGTGGCGCTCGGCATCCACGGCTGGGACCTGAAAGACGCCATTGAGACGTACGAGCAGATGTCGCAGCGCAAGTTCACGCACGCGACGCCGACGCTGTTCAACGCGGGCACGCCGCGCCCTCAGATGGCCTCGTGCTTCCTGAAAGGCGTCGGCGATTCCGTGACGGGGATGTACACGAGCCTCGCGGACTGCGCGCAGATCAGCAAGTACGCCGGCGGCATCGGCATCCACATCAGCAACATCCGCGCGAGCGGTTCGCACATCCGCGGCACGAACGGGACCAGCAGCGGCATCATCCCGTTTATGCGCGTGTACAACAACACGGCGCGGCACATCAACCAGGGCTCCAAGCGCCTGGGAAGCTTTGCGATCTACCTGGAACCGTGGCATTCCGACGTGGAAGCGTTCCTGGAAGTCCGCAAGAACCAGGGCAACGAGGAGGAGCGCTGCCGCGATCTCTTCACGGCTCTGTGGGTGCCCGACCTGTTTATGCGCCGCGTGGAGGAGAAGGCCGACTGGTCCCTGATGTGCCCCGACGAGTGCCCCGGCCTCAACGGCGTCTACGGCGCTGAATTTGAGGCCCTCTACGAGCGCTACGAGGCCGAGGGCCGCTTCCGCCGCAAGGTGAAGGCCCAGACGCTGTGGCTCGCCATCCTGAAAAGCCAGATTGAGACGGGCACGCCCTATATGCTCTACAAGGACGCCGCGAACCGCAAAAGCAACCAGAAGAACATTGGGGTGGTCAAGTCGTCCAACCTGTGCGTGGCGCCGGAGACGCGCGTGCTGACGACCCGCGGTCAGCTGTGCATTGAGGACCTCGCGGACCAGACGGTGACCGTGTGGAACGGCTATGAGTGGTCGGAGGTCGTCGTGCGCAAGACGAGCGATGACGCAGAGCTGGTGCGCGTGGTACTCTCGGACGGCAAGGACATTGAGTGCACGCCGTATCACAAGTTCTACACGGTCCAGGGCGGCGCCGAGCCTGTGCCGGCCGAGAAGCTGACGGCCGGCGACACGCTGATCTCGTGGACGTGGCCGAAGGAGATCGGGCACGAACTGGAACCCAACCCTGGGCAGGCGCTGACCGTCGTTGCGGTGGAGTGGAACAAGCGCCGCAGCGCAACCTACTGCTTCACCGAGCCGAAGCGCAATATGGGCGTGTTCAACGGCATCCTGACGGGCAACTGCACGGAGATCATTGAGGTGTCCGACTCAAAGGGTTACGCAACTTGCAACCTCGGCTCTATCGCCCTGGCTTCGCTCGTGCGCAAGGATGGCCCCAACGGGACGCCGCGGTTTGATTTCGCGGAGCTCGCGAAAATGGCCGGGATTCTCACGAAGAACATCAACAAGGTCATTGATCGCACGTACTATCCCGTGGCGAAGACGCTGGCGCCGAACAAGCTGCACCGCCCGATCGGCATCGGGGTGCAGGGCCTCGCGGACACCTACGCGATGATGCGGTGCGCGTTTGACTCCCCGGAGGCCGCCGCGCTGAACCGCGAGATCTTTGAGACGATTTACTTCGGCGCGGTGTCGGCGTCCGTGGAGATCGCGCGGAAGCGTGAGGTGCTGCGCGAGGAGCTGGGCGCTGCACCGAGCACCGAGCGCGCCGCCGAAATCCGCGCGCACCTGGCGCTGCTCCCCGAGGAGGAGGCGCTGACGAAGTGGACGGGTGCCTACGCGAGCTTTGTGGGCTCGCCGGCGTCGGAGGGCCAGCTGCAATACGACCTCTGGGGGCTGAGCGAGAAGGACCTCAGCGGCCGCTGGGACTGGGCGTCGCTGAAAGAGGACCTCGCGCGCTGGGGAATGCGCAACTCGCTGCTCGTGGCGCCGATGCCGACGGCGAGCACGAGCCAGATCCTGGGCTACAACGAGTGCTTTGAGCCCTTTACGAGCAATATTTACCAGCGTCGCACGCTTGCCGGCGAGTTTACGCTGATCAATAAGTACCTGATTCGCGACCTGCTGGGCCTCGGCATCTGGAACCGTGAGCTGAAAAACAAGATCATCGCTGGCAACGGCAGCATTCAGGGCATCACCGAGATCCCGGAGGACATCCAGGTGCTCTACAAGACCGCCTGGGAGATCAAGCAGCGCGTGCTTCTGGACCAGTCGGCCGAGCGCGGCGCCTTCGTGTGCCAGTCGCAGTCGCTCAACTGGTTCGTGGAGGACCCCGACTACACCAAGCTCACCAATATGCACTTCTACGCCTGGAAGAAGGGCTTGAAGACGGGTATGTACTACCTGCGCACGCGCCCGAAGGCGAAGGCGATGGCCTTTACGATTGACCCGAGTATGGTCGGCAACTCGCGCGCGGCCGCCCCCGCGGCCGGTGCAGTGAGCAAGAACGGCAGCCCCGTGGAAGGCCGCTCTCCGGCGGCAAAGTCGGGCGCCAGCGGCGGCAGCGCCAGCAGCGACGAAGAGCCCGTCTTCGCCTGCCGCCGCGACGACCCCGAGTGTCTGATGTGCGGCTCGTAAAAGAGCACCGCGCAATGGACGAAAAATTATCATAAAAAACAGCATCATTCTATCTTTTGGCACGTGAGCCGGTATTATTTTTTAAAATATACTAAAACTGGGATATGCTACAATCCTCATTATAGATTAGTACAGTATCAAGATTAAAATCATAAACTGCAAGTATCTTTTCAATTTCAGATAGGTTTATGTCTTCAAGTATATAGGTTTTTAAGAGTTTAGACACAAACTCTTTTTGAGTGGGCGTCAACGAAACCTCCCGATTGCCTACCTGATACGTTTTAATCTCACGAAAAAGAGAAATGTTTTCATTTAACTCTTTTTTCTCTCGGATTGTCATATCATCACCTTTTCTAGAAATCTTAATTAGATCTCCAATACGAATTTCAGTCTCTTCAATCATCGTGAATATATACGCTGTTTAAATAAATAATCTTTATATTCACTATTTCGTACGGCGCACAGTATACCATTCTTTTTCAAAAGAATATGTAGAGGCCGGTTTGCTTTTTATAGATACACCGGTAAAATGTATAATATGATGCGGCCGGTGAGCGCTTTGATGCCTGGGGGGATTCCTTCGGGGCCGCGGCCGATGACGACGGCGACCTCTGCGACGGCGACGTTGCCTTTCGTGTTTGTCCTGGACTGGGATGGCACCATTGCCGGGCGCGTGGAATACCAGTCGCAGGCGTACACGCTGATGCAAACGCTGAAACGCCAGGGGGCGAAGAGCGTCCCCGGGTACAATCCGGCGGCGGCGTTTGGCCGCGAAACGCAGCTGATTCGCCCCGGGTTCGCGTCGTTTATGAAAGCGCTCCAAGAGTTTTACGGTCGCGAGAACGTCCACTTCTTCATTTACACGGCGAGCGAAAAGCAATGGGCGCATCACGAGATCGCCATCGTGGAGAAGGAACACGGGATCAAGTTCGCGCGGCCGATTTTCACGCGCGACGATTGCGTCCTAGACACGAACGGCAACTACCGCAAGGCGCTCGCGAAGGTGTTTCCGCGCATTTGTCGCGCGATGGCGCACGATCGGCCCTACACGAAAGCGGAGAAGGCGTACATTATGGAATACCAGACGCTGATCGTGGACAACAATGCGGTCTACACGGACCATACGGACAAGCTGCTGCTTTGCCCGGACTATAATTACTGCGTCTTTGAGAATGTGCTGGATATGATTCCGCGCGCCCAGTGGCGGAACCCGGCGGTCATCACGTTCGTGAAGGGTCAGATGGCGAACGGCGCGGTGTGCCCGGCGCAGTGTGCGACGGATTCGGCCGCGGCGGCGGGAACGAGCGCGGACACAGCGGGGCGCGATTATATGAAGTCCCTCGTGGATTCGTACACGTGGCTCGCAGTGAAATGCAAGCAAATTGTGGACGCGAATGAGAAATACGCGGCGGACGACTTTTGGCGGTATTTAAAGAAGACGCTGGTCAGTAATCAGGTGAGGAATTTTTCTCGGCACACGGTACAGCAGCTGCAAAACGCGGTATGGCGACACGTGAAGGCGCGGCCGAAAGCGATGGCGACGCCGGGGTCGGCGGCGTACGGCGGGACGGGGACGGGGGCGCAGACGGGGCCGCTGGGCGTCCCGCAGCTCCAACGTCGCCCTATGTAATCATCAGTTTTGACATCGGCGTAAAGAACCTCGCGTGCTGCGTGCTTGCGCTGGACCACGTCCCTCAGGCCACCGCGCGGCCCGTGGGCGCTCCGGCGGTTGCGCCGGGCGCGTCGGTTATCCATTGGACAGTGTATTCGCTCGCCGCCGAAAAAGAGCGCATTCCGTCGGTGAACGAGCTGTCCGGACGGCTTTTTATGGTCCTGGATGAGTTTGTGGCCGATTTGGAGGCAAGGGGCATCCCGACGGTTGAAATGGTGCTGCTGGAAAATCAGCCCTCACGCCTGAACGGTGCGATGAAGTCCATTCAAATGATGATTTACACCTACTTTCAGTTGCGCCGGCACTGGGAGGGGCGCTTTCTTTCGGTTCAGATGGTGTCGGCGGGCAAAAAGATTCAGGGACACGATTGCGAAATTGCGACCCCGGAGAGCTGTGGCTATAAGCCGAAGAAGGGCTATGCCCTGAACAAATGGAACGCGGTACAGATCGCGAAGGCGTACGTGGCCGAGGACGCCGACCTCGCGACGCTGTTCGGCGGTCACAAGAAAAAGGACGATCTCGCGGATTCGCTGTGCCAGGTGCTCGCGTGGGTACGCAATCACGGCTATAAGCTCACGTGCGTTAGAACGGATATAAAGAGAGTATCTCAGGATAATTAAGCAGAAGGCGCAGCGCGGCGCTAGTATGTACAACGGCGGTAACTTCCAAATTCAGACAGACGATGATAGCGATGAGACGATTAGCATAGACGCCGGCGATGTGCGCCCGGCGTTCCAGATCCCGTCGGGCCCCGGCTCAATGCCAATGATGCGTGGCAACGATGGCGGCAATATGGGTATGCTGATCAACCGCGCCAAAGTTTCCAAGGATGTGCTGTCGGCGTCCAGCGCTTCGGTGTCGGGCGCCTCGGAGTACTCTGAGTCGGAGGCTGGCACCGAGGGCTCGGAGGGCGGCGGTGGCGCTGGTGGTGGCGGCGCCTTCGGTGGGTTTGGCGGGCAGCCGATGGGCACGGGTCTGGGCGCGGGCGGCGGCGCGCCGCAAATGCGCCCGGCGGGCGGGATGGGCGGCGTGGACAACATCGCTTCGCGGATGGCGATGGAGCGCTCGCGTCTGGAAGCCGAGCTGAACGAGAAGAAGGAGATCATGTACCAAATGGATCGCCTGGAATCCAAAGGCTACCATCTGCCGAAGCAATTCAGCATCCAATCGGATCTGGAAGAGATGCGCGCCGAATATCACCGCATCCTGCGCGAGAAAGAGGTGGATGCCAGCATTCGCTTCCAGCGTAAGATGATGATGGCGTTCGTGACGGGTGTAGAATTTATGAACACGCGTTTTGACCCTCTTGACGTGAAGCTGGAAGGTTGGTCGGAGCAGGTGCACGAGAATGTGAACGACTACGACGACATTTTTGAGGAGCTGCACGAGAAATATAAGTCTTCGGGCAAAAAGATGGCGCCCGAGCTGCGTCTGCTGATGTCGCTGTCGGGCTCGGCGTTTATGTTCCATCTCACCAAGAGTATGTTTAAGAACACGACGACGCCGGGCGTGGAGCAGGTGCTTCGCAACAACCCGGAGCTGATGCGCCAATTCCAGGCGGCGGCGTCTCAGCAGATGAATGACCTTCACCAGGCATCGTCGTTTGCCACGGGCGGCGTGGGGGCGCCCAGCGGCAACGCGGCGGCGCGCGGGCCGGGCGGTGGCCTATTCAGTATGGTCGGCAACCTGTTTGGAATGGGCGGCGGCTCGCAAACGTTGGCGCCGCGCGCGACGATGCCGGGGCCATCGGTGGCGCAGGCTCAGGCGGCCGCCGCAGCCGCCGCGGCGGGCGGTCAGCCCCAACGCAGCCGTATGAATGGCCCGAGTATGCTGGACATTGACGACGTGATCAACGATGTCCAATATGAGATTACCGGCGCCTCGCCGCGCAAGTCCGCACCGCCGGGGGGCGGCGCCGGCGCGCGCATTGAGCGTATGTCTATGTCCGACGAAGATATCACGAGCCTGATTGAGTCCGAGATTGACGGCGTGATGTCCGAGAACCGCTCGGCAACCTCGCGTGGGGG